CATCTTTTCAAATTGTAAGTTGTTAAATTCTATGTTGTTGAATCCAATTCTAATGTAATCAACATCTTCATACAACTTAATTTTTAGCTCTTTAGCTTTCTCTCCATACTTCTTGATTGCTTCACGAGCAAGCTTCTGGTTTGCATCAAAGATAGTAGTTTCTAGAACTTGATCAGTGGGAATCGCTATGCGCTCGGGATTCTTACACGCCCACTTTAAAGCTTGGATCAGAGTTTCTTTGATCTTAGTCTTCGGATGTTGAACCCATTTGATCGCTTTCGAAACGACCTCCTCTGAAAAGGTTTTGCTTATCAAAACTTTCTCTGCTTCAGAGATTGCCACTTCCTTCAAACATGAAAAAACAACAACAGGGGCGTCAGCCCCAACAGGCTCCCCCTTGGGGGCGGGGGGGGCTGTTGTTGTTGTTTCTTTTGTATTTGTTTTAGTCTTTGGTATAGGTCGGGCGATTTCGCCGTCACCATTTGGCGATTCCACCTTTACCATTTGGCGATTTCGCACAATGGTAAATTCAATTTCATTTTTGAACGAATACCAAAGAGTTCTGTCATATTTACTTTTGTTGTAATTTCCTTTGATTAGGATATCTCTTGCCGTCAACTTGGAAATTATTCTTTTTACTTGATCTACACTGAAATAATAGAAATGGGCTGCTATCTGTTCGATAGTTTGGTAAGTCCATGTTCTTCCATCATGGAAATTGATCCCCAGTCTCGCGTTATGGTCGCACCAATATTGAAAATGATGGATAACGAGCGCTTCTTCTACCGAATATTTTTCCGCTAGATCCGGGTCGAAAGAATGGGAACGGGAAAAAGTTTTGACAATATTTTCTTTTTCTTTGTGATTATTACCTTCTGTGGACATAATAGCCTCAACAATTGGTTTTGTTAGAAAGGCTTAATAGGTAGGACTACGAATCCAGCGACCCTGTTAAGCCTTTTTTTGTGTGAGCAAGAGACCTTTACCATACTTGCTCATCACATTCTTCGTGTTCTTCTTCTTTTGCACAGATAATGTCGCTGTACTCCGAAAATCCTAAAGGTTTCACCTTCAGAAATCCACCTTCTTCTTCCGTAGTGACAGCATAGCCTTTCAATTCTAAAAATCTTGTAAGAGTGTTACCTTCGCCACGCCATCCTCCATTGATCATGATCTTTTGACCATTCTTGTAATATTGACATAGCCAAAGATAGTGATCGAGAGCGGCTTCTCCATATTCTTCGATTTCGTCACAGCACTGCTCACAGATTTTCAGATCAAATCTCATCAAAAATATCCCATCCAACAAGTTCTATTTTCAATCGATTGCCTTTCTCAATAAAAGAGATAAGGCCCTCGGATGCCAAGAGCCTCAAGTTATGAAGAAACGATGCTGTGGAAAATAGAGTGCTGGATGGTATTTTGTCTCTTTCTATTTGCAAATAATTATTTGAATCCCTATGTTTCCAGAGATAGAGATATGTACATCCAGCTTTTGGACAATGGGAAAGCACTTGCTCTAAATACGGATAGGGCGGATAATCCCACACCTGATTTGTAAGTTTTGTTGTTGGTGGCATGATTAACATTGTGTCACCCTTTTTTTTCAAAAACCTACTTGCGTTCGTCTTTTTCATCAATCTGTTTTTGATTCTTCTTTACCCATTTTAAGGTATCTTCGAGCGTGACACATCCATCTGTTTCACGCGATATCTTGTCGGCCAAAGAGATACTTAAATCATATCCATTAATAATTTTTTGAAGTGTTTGTATGTTCATTTTTAGCTTTTTGGCCATATGCTTCTTGATGATTCCTTTAGACTTGATATATTCCTTTAAATGCACTCCCAATCTCCTATTTTGTTGGCAATAATATTCCAATATGTTAACATTCGAAGCATATCTAAGCAACCTTTGCTTGGTGTAAGGAGAAAACTTATGAATCAGATCAGAACCTACGAGGCTGAGGTACAGCCTAAAAAATCGCCAGCACTTGGCCTCAAAGTTCAAGCGCTTAACATTAAAGAAGCAAAAGAATTAGCAATCAAAACTGTAAAATCATGGGGATGGAATGTTCCTCTTAAATTGACAAACATTTGGGAGGTAAGCCATGAACCCAAATAACTACCATAGTGAATCCATCACAAGTATTGCTCCGGCATTGATGCAAGCGCAGTATGATCTCGAATCAGCTTCAAAAGAATCACAAGCGCACAAGTACAAATACGCGGACCTTTGCTCAGTGTGGGCGGTGGCTAGGGAACCTCTCAAGAAAAATGGATTGTGTTTCACTAGTTCTGTTGTTTATCAGGATGGCGCTCCGTATCTGAGATCGATGTTGATCCACACAAGTGGCGAATACTTCATGAGCTACGTCCCTCTTCTCATGGGAAAACAGGATATGCAAGCTTTAGGTTCCGCAATTACATACGCCCGGCGCTACTCGCTTTCATCGATGCTTGGAGTTATGGCTGACGATGATGACGGGAAAAAAGCTTGCGAGCCAGAAACAGCACCAAAAGCGGTACAACCAAAAATGATCAATCTTGACCAGATCAAAGAACTGACTATGCTAATTCAAAGTTTTGAGAAACCAGAAAATGTTTACACTTGGATATATACCAAGACAAATGTGGATAGTATCAGCAAACTCACAGAATCTCAGTTTTTTAACATCATTGCAGGATTAAAAAAGGGATAATACATGTCACTTATCACAGTAATGGGATTCCTCGGCAGAGATGCCGAGGTTAAAAATACACAGTCTGGAATCAAGATGCTTATCTTGAATGTAGCCACAACTCACGGTAAAGACACAACGGTTTGGTATCGGATTGTATATTTCGGTGATCGCCATGACAAGATGATCCCATACCTTAAAAAAGGATCCGCTCTTGTGATCGTTGGTGAATTGAAACCCCCTACAATCTACACATCTAATTCTGGTGAACAAAAGGTAAATCTTGAAGTAATTGCTGATAGCATACGATTTGCTCCTTTTGGAAAGAAGGACAAAGAAGAACCTGTAGCTCTCAAACCTCAAATGCAACAGCAAGAACAATACATTCAACAAGACATGGACTTTTCAGATCTGCCATTTTAATCTTGCACGAAAGACGAAAACCTCCTATTATAGGTCTAGGCAAATAAACCAATAGGAGGTTTTCATGTCAAAGTCTATCCATAATCAAGTTACTCTTCAAGAGGTTGTTAGCAAAGCTGGAAAAGCAAGGGCAGCCAAGCTCTCTCCAGAGCGGAGAAGTGAAATTGCAAGAAAAGCGAGCGCTTCTAGATCCTGTATGAAAGATTTACCTAGGGCTACTCATGAGGGAGTTTTAAAAATCGGAGACCTAGAAATTGAGTGTTCAGTGTTAAAGGATGGAACACGTTTAATTTCTCAAACTTCAATGTTAAAAGCATTTGGAAAATCAGCAATAGGAAGTTACGAAAGAAATAAAGCTAAAGAACTTACAGTCAAACTAGATGGGAAGGGGGAAATGCCTGTTTTTATTGCTGCTTCAAACTTACTTCCATTTATTGTTAACGACTTAAGTAAAGAGGGGGAGAAGATAAATTTTATTTCAAAATCAGGAGCAAAAAGCACTGGATACAGAGCAGAAATGATAATTATTGCATGCGACGCTTATCTTAAAGCTAGAGAAGCTGGAGTTTTAATGAAAAATCAACTTTCAATTGCCCAACAATGTGAAATAATTGTTCGCTCCCTAGCTAAAGTAGGTGTTGTAGCTCTGATCGATGAGGTTTCAGGATATGAGAAAGAAAAAGAAAAGAACGAACTCCAAAAGCTTCTTGAGAAATACATCGTTGAAGAGCTCAGGCCTTGGACAAAGAAATTTCCAGACTCATTTTTTGAAAACTTCAAGAGAATGTACAATCTTCCAAATCTTAAGAGAACCCCCTCTTTCATTGGAAATTTTATAAACAAATTTATATATGATGAATTGGCACCAGGTGTTCTTGAAGAACTAAAACGAGTCAATCCAAAAAATGATGATGGAAGGAGATTAGGATGTCACCATCAATTCCTTACTGAGGATTTAGGGTGTCCTGCATTAGAAAAACAAATATCCACAGTTAATACACTAATAAGAATTTCAGATAATAAAGAAGATTTTCAGAAAAACTATGATAAATTAAAAAAATCACAAACATCACAGGATTAATATGAACAGATATTTTAATTTCATTGACGTTGAACAGAATACTCAAGAATGGTTGGACTTTAGAAAAAACTGTATCGGTGCTTCTGATGCTCCAATCATTATGGGTGTTTCCCCGTGGAAAACACCTTATGAGCTTTGGAAAGAGAAACGAAGCGAATCCAAGAACGAAACTAATTACGCTATGCGGCGCGGAACTGAAATGGAGCCAGAAGCCAGGGCTTACGCATCAGAGATGATAGGAGCCGATTTAAGGCCTGTTGTATGCCAGAGCACTATCTACCCATGGGCCATTGCTTCAATCGATGGTATGGACGAAGAGAACACGCTTGTCGTGGAAGTTAAATGCCCTGGTGAAATTGATCATAATATTGCACTCGGTGGTAACATCCCAGAGAAGTATTATCCCCAGATTCAACACCAGCTTTTTGTAACAGGTCTTCCTATGGCACTCTATTTTTCATATGATGGGGATGAAGGATGCCTTGTACGTGTTGATAGGAATGATGACTACATCAAAAAAATGATGATAAAAGAAGAAGAATTCTTCAATTCAATGCTTTCTGGAAATGCACCTGATATGACAGAAAAAGATTATGTTGAAAAAGGAGACGAAGAATGGTTCGCATTGTCTACATCATTGATAAGCCTGAAGAATCAAATAAAATTGCTTCAGGAAAGGGAAGAGATCGTGCGAAGCCATCTCATCGATCTTGCAGGTGGTTTCAATTGCAGGGGAGCTGGAATAACAATGACATCGTACATCCGAAAAGGGAATATCGATTACTCAAAGATCCCACAGATCAAAGAGATTGATCTCGATCAGTATCGAAAACCGGATACTAAGACTTGGCGGATCTCTTACGAGGTTTAGTTTTTGTTTCTTTGACAGGCACCTTGATTTCTTTCAATTTTTTGATATTTTCTTGGATGCCTGTCTTATATTTAGGCCGGGGTGTGTTCATCTTTGTCTCCCATGAAATACATAATTACTCCAATGAGGATGGCGAATCCACATAATGTGATGGCAAGTTCCACCCTTTCTCCCTCGATTCTGGGGTTACATCAACGTCTTTTCCAGTTTCTATTAAAATAATCTCTTCGGAAGTCTCTTCTATGATATTATCATGGCCAAGTATTAAATGACTGATACATCCTAAATAAATAACGATGATTAATAAAACCATCAATTCTTTACCTTATTAGAGTTTTTATCTTTCCATGTGTAATATTTAACTTGATGCTTATAATCAACAGGTTTTAGCCCCTTCGATTCCATCATTTTATCAACTTCACGCATGACAGAAACAGTTTCAAAATGACCGATACGTCTTTTTTTCTCTCTCTTCTCTTCTCGTTCTAGAAGTCGTTCACCATATTCTTCAGAATTCATTTCTTCTTTGGAATTTTAGATCCTGATTCACGAGCTTTGTTGAGAGCAATCGCTATCGCTTGCTTTCGTGGTTTTGTTTTCATTTCCATTTTGATGTTTTCCCCTACTGTTTTTTTCGACTTCCCAGATTTCAGCATCTTCCGACCTTGTCTTTAAATAGAGATATAAAATAAATGACGCACAACTAAAAAATATTATTAATGTTAAAAATACATACCACATTTATTTTTACACGTTTACTGATACAATTTGCATCAATGATGTTCTGATTGATTTTGTTCCAACCCAGTTGGCATTTGTTGTGATTGCAGCATTAGTACATCTAATAAGTGTGCTATAATATGCCAATCCTGCACCCTGAACCAAAATTCCTTCGGAAAATCCTGTATTTGCACCGAATGCAATTCCATTTACTCGATTTGAAGTGTCGGCAAACGGTGTTGTAAGCCGCGCCTCGACAGCTCCAACACCATCTGCTCCACCAGCAACAAGATTAATAAGAAAAGAAAAATATCCACCTTCAAATAATGAATATACGTAAGTACTTGTTGCATCGAAAGTTGGTGCGGTACCCCCATTATCACGAAAATATGAACCAACAGCGGCACCAAAAACCCCAGTTGGGAATGTCCAATCACCGCGTATCATCTGAAGGCGCAAACCGTCATTTACACCAAGAGTTTGAACTGTCCAGTCATCAGAAGCTGACATTCTCATTCGTATCCAACCGATTCGGAGTAGAGATTGACTGGCGTAGTTTGCAACAGTAGGATTGCCGAATAGGAATATCGATCCAGTAACAGTTGCCACTGCTGAGCCTGTCTTTCCCAATCTTCCGGCTACTGGAGAATTTGTAAAAGCCCAATAGCGAGAAATACCAAAATTGATCGATGTTTCTGTGCTATCCGCGACTGCATAAATCGCAAAAGGAATATCCTGCGCATATGCCGTTCCTGATGTCAGACCAAAGGTATTACCAATGATCGTTGATGCCCCAGCATCATCAATGAACGATTGATTAGCTGTAATAGGGATCGTAACAAGAGTTCCTGGAGTGACAGTGCTGCGAATTGTTACATAACCTCGATTTGTAGAACTTAAAGCACTTCCATTCGCAGCAGTAATCGAAAACGTTCCTGCACTTAGTGTGATGCCAAGGTTTGCAAAACCTACTGATTTGGTGCTATTGGCCTGCACAAAACCAGTTGTGACTGAGAAATCATTAGAGCTAAAATGAGAGACACCATTAAGAGTAGTATCAACTGAACTTGATGCACCTGATTGTTGGATCTGTGTCGTAAAGGTGTTAGCTGCCAGAGAATTTTGACGGATAACATTAGCACCAATCGTTCCAGAGGTAACTTGTGCACCAGTGATCGTTATTTCACCTGTTGCCGTATTTGGTACGACAGGGTCTGTACCTGGCGCAGTTGCCGCATCTACATTTATTGAAGAAATGTTTCCCGTGGAACCCGATCCTAAAAGCAACCAATCAGCATCAGTTTTGCTGTTTACTTTTTGAAGTATCCATAATCTTGGTGGAGATGAAGATTTATTCCTCCAATGTGTCATTGGTTTATAATAAGAACCATCACGATATTTAACATCAGAACTAGTTGGGTCTCTCTCAGCATCAAGATAAACAACTCTATCAGGCCCTTGAGGAGGTAGATTTGGTGCTAGATTAGGATTAAATGGGGATGTCATTACATCATTCCCTTAAGTTCTTCAATTTGTTCTTCTGTAAAATGAAATGGTAGAAGAGAAGAAAGAGATTTTATTGTCCAACATTCTCTTGCTACTTCCATACATTTTTCATAAATAGAAACCTGATCGGCTGTCATTAAGATTCCTACACTTTTTCCTTCGTCAATCTCCTTTTGTGTAAGATCTTTCTGAATTCCCACCAATATTTCAGAAATCATCGAAGAAACACGTTTAAGAAATAACAACTTTTTACGTTTAGATAATTCTTCATTAACAAGCTTTTGAAGGTTATCAAGAGTAGCGCCGCCTTTCATATCAACCAAAAGTGAAATCAATGACATACGTACTCCTAAGATGCGGTTGAATAAATAACAGTAAAGACAAGGGTGCATGCTGTATCCATAGCTGTAAAAGTAGCAGTAGCACTAGGTGTCATGTCGTAAACATCGCAATATGTAGTATTTAATCGGGCTGCAATCAATGGATAAGTTGCAAGAGCGGCTTCTGTCAATAAGTTCATGTAAACCGCTGATGCACACCAAATACCATAGGACGCGATATTTCTAACAGTATAAGGTAACCCAGCGATTTGCAGATTTCCCGTTCCTGTATGAGCACTCCATCTCAGATAACAGCGAGCGATCACAATGTCCCCGATTTTTGTATAGCTTCCGCTTTGATCGACGTAAGTTCCTGCACCTGCTGCCGTGCTACCCTGCGCAACTGGTGTCCAGGTTGTGTTTTGAATGAAATCAGCTTCTGCCCAAGTGTCTACACCTGTCGTAATCGCCAATTTAGCGGAAGCTGTTCCCAACGCTGATAGACTCTGAAGCGTCGCGTCATAAGCCTGTACGTTCGTCCCGATTGCAAGCCCTAAAGCTGTACGAGCATCTGAAGCGCTCGAAGATCCGGTTCCCCCTTCGGTGATGGCAAGATCTGTCGTTAAAGTCAAAGCATTAAATGTGACGTTTGATGTCGTCGATAGTGCTTGCCCTGAATTTGCTGGAGTATTAACAGCCATAAAACACCTATGTAATAGTTAACGCGCCGACAAAATCAACTGCGGTAAAATCTGTATTTGCAACAGAACAGACTAACTCAATACAATCACGTCTGTTTGATGATGCGACAGAACCACCAACACCAATAGTGCTAGAAGATCCTGATACATGGATAGTTTGTCCTGCGTCCTGTGAAATCGTCCAACCACCCGCTCCTTGACCAAGTATCTGGAATGTGTCTCCAACAGCGGCCGTCACTGGAAGAGAAAATGTTGTCAATCCTACATTGGCATTGATATATCCATTTCGATTAGCAAGCGCTTGTGTTGTTCCTGCTATTGTATTCCAAGTAAAACCAGTAGGAGAAGCAACCTCAAAGTTTAATGTTCCTGCACCTGCTGTAATGGTGATAGAGCCACTAGTACTCGTTGGAACAGCCAAAACCGCTGTAGAACCTGTCGATCCTATAGGAATCTGTCCATTTGTACCAGGACCAAGCATTTCAACAGGGTTAGTACTATCTCCAATAATAAAGGCACCATCAGTGAGAGTTGCACGTCCTGTTCCGCCATGAGATACCGTGACAGGATCTCCAATAATCGCGGTAACATTAATTATTCCTGATTGGCTCATCTAGTACCTCAATTGTAAACAGCATCGACAATTTCAATATAAAATGTGCCTGTCGTTGCTGCCGTGGGACCATCTTTCACATAAAATTGTGTCCCAACAGGGAACATCAAATCACCAGCAAATTTAGGTGAGTTAGTTTTCACATCGAAAACACTGAAAGAATTTGCAGGGAAGAAAAGATGATTATTTGTTCCATCGGTGGATACAAAAACATCACCATTTGTAGCGTTTTTGAAAGAAAGAATGACCGCTCTTTCAGTAAGTGCCGAACCTATAGTGGCATAAGCGGCCCCAATAGAGGCCACTGCAGCAGAACGAATGGTTGAAAATTGTGCTTTGGTGCTATAGCTCATTCAATTACCTACAGCTGTCTTACAATGAAATAGACAAACGAGCTTTGATCATTTACTTCGGTATCAGCTGGGGTTCCAGGCTCAAGAGATGTTACAGTGAAGCTTGTTGCGGCAGAGATAGAATATTTCAACTCACCCAATAGTGTTGAGGCGTTTGCTGCTGTTCTTTGAATGAAAATTCTATCATCAGCAGAAATATTTGTATTAGCAATGGTAGCGACACCATTAGTAAGTGTTCCAGATCCAATGAAGTCTGTAACTGCGCCCCCTTCTACTCGAAGTTGCTTGGCCGCACCTTGAATCAAAACGTTTCCAGCTGTTGAGACAAGATCAGTGCCTGCAGTTACCGTTGTCGTTGCAGATAGAGAAGTAGTTGTAGAAAGAGATCCTGTTACAGCTGTATTTCCTGTTGCGTTACCGATGTTTGTAGCACCTGTTCCACCTGTTCCAATCGTTGTGACACCTGCTCCAGAGGCGTTAATACTTGCCGTTCCTACAGTTGTAAGAGTTGTAAACGTTGCAGCCGCTGGTGTTGTTCCACCGATGGCACCTGGTGCTGCCAACCTTGCTGTCAAAGAGGCTGGAGTAACAGCGACAACAGCTGATGTACCAGTGACAGATTCAGCATCGGTTGAAGTTTCCATTGTTCCACGCTGTGTAGTGCTAGCAGCAGAGGCATTAACAGTTAAAGTATTTGCTGTCCCTACAACAGACATTCCATCTGCAGAGTCGCCAACAACTGTAATGTTGCCAGCAAGAGGGCTGATAGCACCTCCAGAATCACCAGTAAGCGTTACAACGCCGCCAGAGGTTCCAGAACCTGCTGCAATCCATGTAGCGACTGAAGTTGTTTTAGATCCCAAATACCATATTGAAGGAGTGGACTTATTAATCCATTCTCTTCCTAGTTTATAGTTGAGATCTGTAGATGTGGGATCACGGGTGGCTATTACGGGGCCTGGCTGAACGTTCTGAATAGGTTTGCCTTGCGCTCCGTAGGCCTGATCATATTGGGTTGATTGAGCCATACGTCCTCAAAATTCAAGGGTTAAACATCCCTTAAATCTATAGGAAAATGTTTACTTACACAAGGGTTTTTAAATTATTTTTTAGACTTGAAATAATTGAGAATGAACTTGAGAACATCCTTTTCGCTAAACTGGTCAATCTGCTCTTTAGCAAGTTGAGCGATCGATTTTGGAAGGATAGCGATCATCTTCTTAATGAATTCAGGCCCTCGATTCTTTTCAGCACGGATCGCTTCATCATCGATCATGGTTGCCTTGCGCTTCTTTCCTGCTCTGTCTTCCAATTTTTTAAGTATCGAAAGACGTTTATTGATAGCTTCGATAGCCCCTTCTGAACGGCTTGTACCTGTTTTACTTTTCAGTTGATCAGCAAGAACGAGGTAATCACTGATTGATTCGGTGATTTCTTCTTTTGTTCTCGCTCTTTCCCCGGATATTTTGCTTCCAAGTCTTTCCATCTTGTTCATTCGGTTTAGAAAACTCTTTGCTTTCTCTTTAGCCGGAGGGGCGCCATAGGACTCTAGCTCTTCCACCTCTTCATCTGTCATTGGTGTTTCACCAACGCGTTCATACTCATAAGGGCCAGCTTTTCTTTTTCCGGGCTGAATTATTTTATTGAATGTGGCTCCAAGGGATGGATTTTTCCCAATCCACCATATGCCATAAGCATTCTCACCCGATGTTTTAGCAGGGGTTCCCATTGATTGAAGTTCACGAAACTTTTCTTCAGGGAAATCATAGTAACGATAGGTAGCATCATTATTGAAGATGATGTCTAGTTCATTTGTATCAGGCTTGTAATTCATCTTTCGGATGACTGATGATTTTAGAGACTGTGCAAGATCCTCTTTTGTTTGTTCAAGCGTTTTGGCCCCTAGGAGCTTCTCTGTTGCGCCTTCTCTTCGCTCTCGTATATCTTCTGCCTTTTCTGTCTTTCCTTCGCCAGTGAGCGTTTTAATGCGTTCAAGCGCTGCCTTTGTTGCTTTCTCCGGCGTAGATACATCTGAAGACGCTGCGAGTTCATCGTGCACCTCTTGAACTGTTTGTCCTGTCTTCTCAACGATCGCTTCAATTGCATTGACAAGAGGCTTGCTTCTAAACCCAAATAGAGAGGCAACGCCTGTAACAATGTTTTTTAGAAGACTTCCGTTTGATGTGGTAGGACTTGATGTGGTAGGAAGGGAAACGGGTGCTGCAGCTGGTGTCGCTGCTTTGTTTGCTAAATATCCACCAATGACTTGTGCTATGGGGCCAGCTCCTCTAGCAACGCCATAACCAAGAGCTAACGGAGCAACCATGGAAGCTGCTTTCAGCCCTGCTTTTCCAACATCTCCAAAAGACATGCCTTGACTTTGAGAGATCATGCTTTGGCGTTCTTGCTCTGTCATTCCTTGTGGAAGAGCTTGCCTTTGAGCAAATGAGCGATATCCTTGTGTTCTAGCAGTTTTGCTTTTGGCATAATCGGGCGATAAGAATTCTACAATTTCCTCTGGAGTATAGCCTGCATCCAAAGCTTTTTTGATCTTTGGGCCGTTCTTCTTATCAACCTGAGCAAGATATTTGATAATCTCGTCAGCTGAATATCCAGCAGTAATGGCTTGAAGAATAGCTGTCATCGATTGCCTCTCAAGTATGGAAGGAATTCAATCTGTGATTTTTCTCCACGGAAGATATTATCTAAAGATGGTCTTTCTTTAACCGCAAGTTTCCCAATCTGCTCATTCTGGTAATCGCTAAATGGCACCTCTGCTTCTTGTGCCTTCAGAAAGGCTTCTGCAATATCAGCTTCAGTATATCCCTTATCAAGGAATGAACTCCTCATGACTAAAGGTGATGACCAAGGACTTTGATCAACCATTTGTGCAATCTTATTAGAAAGTCTTTCGACGCTTGAATTGACATTCAATTGATAATCTTCCAAAGATTTTTTATCTGGAACACCATATTTATTTAAAATTTTAGGTTTCGGCTTTTCCTCAACAGAATTTAAAAGCTTAGTGAAATTTGCCGAAGGGGGATTAGCAATCATCTCAGCATCGACACGTCCTGTTCCTTTAGCCATCTCATTTGTAATCACCTTTTCCATGATGTCCTTTTTAAAGGAAGCGGGTATCTGAGGATCTTTCAAGAGAGCTTTGACATAGGACTGCTGTTTTCGGATGTAGGCATTAAACTTTTCACGCCCTCCCACTAGAGGCGGTCTTTGCCCTTCATTAATATTATTAAGGCTATTTAGAATCCGGGTGACTACTGGTCGCGCTTTTGTGTATCGCTGTTCTGCTGTTCCCGTTCCTTCACGCATCAAACGAGTAACCATATCATCAATGATAGGATCCCTTTCCGTTCCATAATCGCGCGAAAGGTATTTTTCAGCTTCGTTTCGTAGGTTTTCATCTACTTCGATTACTGTTTTCCTAGCAAGCTCATCTCGTGCTAGAGTTGCAATCTCATCGGCGCGTCTTTGATTTTGTAACTCAATCTTTTTATCTGCGTAATTTTCTGCTGCTTCGGGTGACAATCCCGCTTGAAGACCTTGTCTAATCAGGGAGTTTCTATCTCTATCGGTTGCTAATGGGGTGACCGGAGCATTGCTTCTAACATCAGAACGGAAATCCCCTGTTATTGGCTGTTGACCAGATTCTTGGATGGGTTGCTGCTGAAATTGTCCAACAGGTTGTTGAATATTTTGTGCCACGGACTGTGGAATAATCTGATTCTGTGCAACTGGTTGCTGTGTCTGTTGTTGAACTTGTGTTTGATCGAATTGATTCGGTGTCGTATCTGAAATAGGCTTTACTGGTCCGCCCTTAGAAACAGATCCACTATCGCGCATTTCAGGGCGCGCTTCCGTGCCTACAGTTGCCTCGTCTTGATAAAGTTTCATCCTATCAACTAATTTAGGTTCATAGCGCTGCTGAAGCATCCTATTTTGAACCTGTGGAGAAAGATACCTTTCCATCCATTGTGGAGATACATTGTTTTGAGCAAACCTTGTGAGAACTTCCTGAACAGGGGTTTCAGCAGTAACACCACTCATAGCCTGTTGAAAGCGTTTGTTTTCAATGAAATTGATTAGAGCGTCACCAAGACCTCCTCCGAAATTCTGGCCAGCTTGGGAAATCGCCTGTTTTCTAGGATCTGTAAGAGTAAACATTACCAACCTCCAAAAGATTTACCAAAACCAGATCCAAATCCCTGTAACCATGATGGAATAAAACCCGATGAACCCTGTTGGATATATTGCTGATTAGGTTGAGCGCCCATCAGCATTCCCAATCCACCCATTCTATTTTGTTGATTTTGAAGTTGTGCGGAATAAAGGAGTTGCGATAACTGAGAACCTAGATTGGATTGTAAATCACGTCCAGCAGATGCTAACGAGTTAGATAAACCGGAAGATGCACCTTGGTCGGCAAACGATTGCATGATTTCTGGAATGACTCTTTGATTAAAGTTTCGCATAGAAGGTTCAACAAAACCTTGCTCAAACATCTGTTGAGTAGCTGTTGGATCGAACTCCCCAAATACATCAGAAAACGCGCCTCCTCCGCCTGTTAGGCTTGAGAATAGCTGCTGAAAGGCTTGCATCTGTTCTGGACTGTATTTTTGTGATTTTCTGATCTTGTCCTTACTACCAAACAACCAATCGAACATATCTCCTCCGGGGTTTCCCTGATTATATATGTCAACTGATAATTTTAGTATAAGAACTTCGATTATCCATGGACGCGAGAAAACTCGGCCCTGAAGGACCGAGATGAATCGCGCCTTTTCCTAAATTCTCACTCATGCTAAAGTCCTACCACTGTTGACGAAGCAGGCTGAGACAAGTTCCTCTAAACAAATCGTCATTGTTAATTAAGCGTCTCGGTCAAGATACGTTGAGTCTCGTACTCTAAAGGCCCTCGTTACATAATTTGGTGTAACTACGAGCATTGGGTCCCTAGCGTGGTGAAAACTACTCATGGGAGAAGCCCTCTGCTTTAGCTGAGGGAGTTGTCACGTTTTTGTATAATACAGAATTGCGTATCCGTTTTGATTGGCACCAAATGTTGCACCTGCCGTAACAACTACTTGTGTCGCTGTCACATTAACGGAGGCGGCATTTCCCGCAACGGGATCGGCAAAGGGAAGAATCTTACGAGTAGTTCCATCACTTGTCACAACACGGACATCGACAACGAAAGCAAGACCTGTGATTCCATGGGTTCCTACGTTGGCACCAGCAGCAATATTACCAGCGTCTGGAAATCGAATAGTTTTCGTAAAAATAGCTTTGCCATCTACCCAAACATCATTTGTAATATCTTCAGTGGTGTAATAGGAATCTCTACGTTTCTTATCATTTACTGTATTGGCAGTATCTGTGTAGATTCTATCTATCTGGTCTTTTAAAGGCTGCTGCTCTTCGTCATATATCGTAGTGGGAGCAAGAGTAGGAATGTTAGGAATGCTTGAATAGCTTGTCATATGTCCGTAATCCTTCCTGCCTTAGCAAAATAAAGGATGAATCCATTTAATTTAAACCCTTTTGAAGCGACTGTACTGTTTGTGATCTGATCAGAGCTTAAGTAGATTTTGAATCTGTGAAAGTTAGCCACAGCACCACTGAAGACCCGTTTCTTCTTCCACATATCATCTGAAGGATTTAAGATAATCGATTGATAGGGTGTGTTTTCATCATTGATAAAAAAGTCTATTGTCAGATTGTAATTTGTGTCTGGCACACCTTCATCTGTCGGCCTGTCAAAATAGAAATCGATGTATCCTAAACGTGCCTGCTGCCCTTCTTTTACGTAGGGATTGAAGTCAGTAGATAGCATTGTAAATCCACTCTGGACACCATTATCATTGGCAAACGATGGATATACCTCGAATATATTTCCGTTTTCATCTCCAAAAAGAGGAATTTTAGAACTTCCTTGCGAGTAAAAAGAAAGCCATGATTGATCATTGTTAAGATCATCCCATGTCCAATCTTTATTGTTTGCAGCGTTAAAATCTGCCCATGTCAGATCTGAACCTTGAAAATAGCTTCCAAAGCAAGTCGCATTGATGTTCCAGACACTAAAACTATTTTCTAGAAAATTCCAAACAAGCCATCTGTCACTGAAATCTGTTGATTCATTCACATTTGATGAATGACATAAAAACTGCTGGTTCTGTTCATCGAAACGGAATCCATTGACAATTCCAAATCGACTCTGATCCATATTGGTGATGACATAATCAATGATCTTGTCATCATAGCGCTCTACCTGAACACCATCACAGCGGATCAATCCTGTAGATCCCAATGAAGTGGAAAAATTCTGATAGCTGATAACACCATAAGGTGAATCATTACGTCTAGTATCATTAATTTTTTCCCAACGGTAAGGGACAAGATCAACTCCTGTGTAGCGAAGTCTCCAAGTTGATTCTTGAAAATATACAATCAGTTCATCTCGTACAAATTCAGCTCCAATAATCCATTCTGGTGTTGGAGCATCAATAAATCCACCCGCGCCTTGAATGTCGCTAAAGAAGTTTCCAGGATTATTAAGAGCTGAGTAGCGCGCTCTTTGGGGACGTACTGTAGACGCTTCAGTAGGACGTAAGATAATCAATCGGTTTTTGTATACGAATGTAAATAAACCTGTTGATAGATCATTGACTGTTGGTGTCGCACTATTGAATGAAACAATCGGTTGATAGATGTTTGTTCCATCATAGACTGTCAAACGATCGGTATTATTGAGAATGTAAAGCTTTCCAAGATAGTTTGACGTATGGAAAAAAGCGTCAGTCGATGTCGTCCAGATATCCGCACCAGAGACATTCGTAATCTTAAAGTTCGTTGGATCCAGTTGTGCCATTTGCGTGTTGTCAAATACAACTGTGTTTTGACTTCCATCCGATGCCCAGAAATATTTGATTCCTTTGATCGGCTCTGATGTAGGTTGAAACTGCCATGTGGCCCAAATATCTTGATTCGCAGCGGCCGCAGGAACGACCGCACCGAAAGTAACGCTACCAACCCCTGTAGCGTAAGTGATAGACCCTGTCATGCCAGCTGTTCCGGGAACAAATGTTCCTGTTATTGCATCCGTAGATACATCACCGCTAGCACTTGTATTTTGAACAGAAAATGTATTCTCAATGTAAATGCTTTTTAGAATTATTGGAAGTGTTCCGGGAAGAGTAAAAGCATAAGGACCTACAGTTCCATTTCCAACAGCAATTCGTACTCCATAATCAATCCGAATAGGGGTATTGATATCTGGAGCTGCCGTGAAATTTAATACAATGGCGCCTGTTGCATAGTTTATGGTTGAACCAGCAGCAATATTTGTACCAGCTATAGCACCCGCGCCATCATCTGTACCGTCAGTGATGACAGTTCCACCTTGCGTGTGAGTAATTGTTAGAGATCTCTTTCCAACAGGAACAAAATCTAAAGTGGGTGTAAAAGCTGTTATTACTCCATTCCCAATCCCAACATGTTTGATCCCTACTTTCTCAGGAAATATTCCATATTTGTTATACCCATAACGTTTCTGAACCACTCCGCGGTAGGTAAAGCAATCTTCGAGATTTGTAAATGCTTCGTCCGGCTGAAGCCAAGGCTTTAAATAAGTGCTTATACCCGAAGAGAAAGGAGCAACCAAAAAGGGTTGGTACATCAACCACCTACAACCATAATCATTACGGTTAATGGATTTTCAAGATTTCCAGATCCATCGGAACATTGGATTTGAAAAGATGTTGTTGTTGGTACTGTTTGGTTTCTCACACTATATGTAAGCCCTGATGTTCCTGAGGCGTTTCTGTTTCCTGTAACAAATATACCATAATTAGCTGAAGGAACAGTTCCAGCCCCCATTGTGATTGTATACAGACCCGTTCCAGTTGTAGCGGCCGTCGCATTGAAAGCAAAGGTTGGAACGAGAGGTGTTGCACCGGGGAAGACAATCATTGCGCGAATGGGTGCCGCTGTAAGCTGCGTTTCAATAACCGATCCATCATCGGCAGCCGATGCTGTTCCATTTTTAAAGAACAAAGCTTCGCGATATGTTGGCGTTGCCGCTCCGTTACTTTGTCTTTTAGTATAAGTAAGTCCAATGTTATTCAGCGCCGATGCTGCAGGAGTGCCATCATTAAATGCTCCCGCTTGACGAATCCAATGAACAACTTTGTGATAACCATCATTTGTAGCTGCTGAAGCATTGAACTGATGATCTGCCGAAACTACAGTGTTGATGCGTGGCCACTGATTTGTAGAAACATCCCCTGGGAAGTTTCGAATTTTATCTGTGGTAAGAGGTAAAGTATTAGTATAAGTCATTTCATCACCACTTTGGAACAGTTCGTTGATTAGAATACTGTTGCGTTGATCGGCTAGTTGCTAAATCCAAATATTTATCATACTCTGGACGATACATGTTTACTTGGTCTAACTGCCCTCGTTGCCTAAAGATCTCCAAAGAAGCCCCATAAGCAATCACATAACCCCATTGAGTGATCAAAGGTGTTTGATTAGAGTTTCCACCTTGAATGAATGCCGTCGGCATCATGTAGGCGCGCCCTTCAATCAAATAACTTTGATCTGGAATTGGCGAAAATTGGATGTTTCCGTTGCCATCATAGTACATTGCCCGAGGCATACCATTGATGATAGGAGCTTCGGTAAGTAATATTGCCTGACCAGATGCGGGTGGGGAGTTGAATGTAATACTGTAGGCCCCAGAAGTATAATTGATGGTTCCAGAACCGCCCAAAGATCCTGTTAGCGTTCCATCTTCGTTATCGGAAAAAACTTCCACATCATCGGTAAAAATTACCGATCCCGGAACAATCGGCACCGAAGGAGCGGTTCCAATAAACACCGTAGAAAATCCATCCCCAGATGTTGCTGTAGACTGGTTATATTGGTATTGAAAATCGCGAAGCCAGAGGCTTTGATCTTGATAATATAAAAGCCTGTTCCCATTGATGAAGAATTCAGGTTCCAATGAAACATATGTATTAAGATCAAAAGTATACTCAACCTGATTTTGGAGAGTATAAAATCGATAATCTACTAGAAGACGAAATGGTTTACTCTCATCAGGAAGGACAAACCTATAAAATTTATTTATGTAATCATCAATAGTTGAGTCTGTAAGTTGCGACGTACTAGGCGAACCCGTGACGTTTCGGACAACTTGACGAATATCACCTAGGGTAAATGTCATTATTTAATCTCTTCCATTCTAAAACGATAATCTCTTCCTGTCTCTGTTGAGACACGTGATGTGAGTCCCGGAACTATTTCTTTGTCCGTGTTTGTGTATTTTGGCATTGAACATTGATTCTTGTAATATTCATACACTATGCGAGGGAGTGTGTATCTCTGCCCATCATAGAAAATTCCCTTGCATTGCCCTGCTTTAATCCAACGATCTTGCCAATCATATGGAACCTGCTGTCCTCGCTGCTCTTCATTGAAGAAGATAAATGTAACCGGTTCATATTGCTTAGGGTCTTTCGCGTCGATAACGTCTTCTTCGACAACGACTCTTTTTCTTACTTTAATTGTTTTCTGTTCGACTGCGGTCATTGATACTCCTTAAAGAGGGAGGGTCTCCCCTCCCACAGATGACAAATGAGATAGAATTATGCGCCGATATCACCAAGGGCTCTGCTATCATCTGATAGCGTGGCTTCCCAGTAGATAACGTCACTATCAGCACCAATAACTGCTGTTCCGAATCTAATGCCAACGTCCGCGACGTTGATAGGAGGATATGGAACGCCAGCAGAATTTTGTGTGCGATATGCGATACCTGAGGAAGCTGTGTAAGTGCCTGTGTATGCGCTTGTGTCAACAGCAAAACTAAACGTATTTGCTGTGACTTTAGTAATAGTGTATTCAGTTCCATTTAGATTTGCCCAGTCTGTTCCAGACGAACCGCGACAGAAACTGAATTTGAACTTATCTCCCGACGACCAGTTAGCAATTCCCTGCCCTGGAGTAAAACCAGGACCACGGAATGTAACAACGCCCGGATTTGCTTTAGTAATCGCTGTAACTTCCACGCCATATTGCGGGGTGTTATTCACGATTGTAAATCCGTTTGTTGTCTCAAGGGTTGACGAAAGATCGGTTGTTCCCCGTGTAATAAGGAGAGCCGAACCGTTTGCCATTCCCTTGAACCATTTCATCTCCAATGTTTTATCGTTGGTTCCATACTGTGTGTAGTTATATGCCTTAAAAGCAACGAGCGACAGGCTACCAGTACCGGTAACGGTAGAGATAGGAAGCTGAAGATCATAAGGAATACCACTTCCACCTGAAGTGAAGGAACCTTGGATAACGAAAGTTTGTGTAGCCATGAGAGCTCTCCTTATGCTGCGGTTGAACGAAGATTTCTAATGAAAGCATCGTTCAGAATCCTTGCAGCGTAGAAGACGCTAAAGGATACTGTTCCAAACTGGTTAGCTGGGTCGAGGGCACCCGCAGAGCCAAGGGGCTTAACGATGATCGAACCATTTTGAGCGATAGCTCCATTGCTTTCGGTGACTGCATCTTTTCCGGAAAGGTGCATACACATATAAGCTTCACGACCAACAATGATGTTGTTGTAGATCGTTGGAGAACCTGTTGTGGTAGATCCTTGCGAGCTTCTCAGCCAACGAACGTTACCAACAGAACCCCATTCAGCATCAAGCCCATCACGCACTGGATAGTTTGCTACTGAAATAAAACCATCGCAGTTCTGTAGATCTGTCAAGATTGCAGAGTTAATGAATCCGAAGAATGCGCTTCTAACAGGCTGTGTACCAAACTTATTAACGCCTTCAATATACTCTGTGATCATCAAAGCATCTGCGCTATCAAGGGTTACCATTGCTCCATCGATGTCGGCACGAGTAAGCTCCGTAGGAGTGTTTCCGTTAACACCATTAGAACAGTTGGTAACGCTTGTTGTAGCCGCAAGAACGTCACGAGTAAGAGCATCAAGAGTTGTACCCATTTGGATACCGAGAAGCTCTGTAAAAGAGTTTAAGATTGGGTCATTAATAAGCATCTGCATCTGGTTGTCATACTTGATAAACGCGCCGTAGAACTGAATCTGAGACACGATATCGACAGCTGTCGCAGCTACTTCGGAAATAAGATCACCAGATGCTACTGGAGTTGTCGCGTTGGCAAGCCGCACATAACGACGGTGTACCATTTGACGACCAGAATTTTGCGGGAGAGCTTTCTTTACCGCAAATTTGTTGTAGATCAGATAGGGTCTTGCAATCATCAGCAAGAGTCTATCGAAGATCTGGTTTACCGCTGGAGGCAGTGTTGCGAGTGTTGTAAGAGCCATTTAAATACCTTAAGTTAAGCTCTTGCTTTCGCCATCTGGAATACACTCCAAAGCTGATCATCGCTCATGTTAGAATACTTCGCGTCTTCGTCATTGATCGCTACATTCTTTCGAGCCATCGCAGGTTGAGGACGGGAAGAGTTCTCTTGCATGCGCTCTGCGCCGCTCACATTTTGCTTTGCAAGTTTCTCTTGATGATATCGAGGAGAGGCTTGAGCAAGTTTGTAAGCAAGCTTATGCATCATCGGATTGTCTTTAATAGCTTCTGCAAGGTCAGGGTCATCCTGCAGCACATCGGGAAGGTACTTATTTATGGTGTCATTGTAATCACCATATTTTGATTTAATCTCAAGCTGCTGAATCTTTTCTAGATATTGCTTTTGACGTTTGTCATAGTTTTCCATGACTTTCTTCAATTCGCCATATGTAGGAATGTCTTCATCACGGACTTGGCTTAAATCAAACTCTGGCTGTCTCTGCTGCATTGACTGTTCTTGCATCTTCTGTTGCTCAAACAATTTCATTTGCAGAAACTGATTTTGACGCTCTAAATTTTCCGTTTTATCCCTTAATGCCGCAAAGTTTATTTCTCTGTCATTATTGACCTGCTCCTTTGGAGCTTGAGCTTCAGCGACCTGCTCTGTTACGCCTGTATTTTCTTCGGTCATCAATCATCCTGTGAGTGCGAGTCACTTTACGCGTTCAACTAAATTGTTTAGTTGTTACATGTATTAAAAATTTTATGGTGAATGTTGTCAATATTTAATTAAAAAAAAGCGGCCTTTCGACCGCTGGGGATTTCTAGACTCTATGGAAAGTCTGATCTGAAAGTGGGAGTTTCTCTGCGATACCAATATTCTCTGTGACTATCTCGTCAGATAGCTCTGAATCAGGAACAGGGATATCAAATGGTAAAGCCCAATAATGGGCATGGCCTGATTTGTGTACCTCGTAAATGATTTGACCCATCATTTGATTTTTAGGTTTTTTATCATCCACTTGCCAAAGTTCTCGAATCTTCTTGTTCTGAGGATCCCATTTAGCAGAGTAGATCACCCAAAATACCGAAGGGCAATCAAGTTTACTCAGTAGTTCGTCAACAAGTTTTTCTAGTCGGTTTACAAACGACCAGCCCATTGCCTCTCTTACGTCTCCACGCTGCATCGCAAGGTTGAAGCGAAGATCAGTGTTGGGCTGTGTCATTGGCGGTGTTACAATCTTTCTCATTGGAGGTAACTATACATCCTGTCGTTAGGCATGGATTGACGAGCTAGTTTTTTTTCATCTTCTGTTTGCATTCCTCGAGACGAATAAATTTGATTGTCTTCGCCTTTGTCATCCCCATAATTTTGAGGGACTGACTTTCCTTTTTTCTCGCCCATCTTTTTCCCTGCCCTCATCCGGGCGGAAGCAAGATATCTCTCTTCATCGTTTACGTTTAAATCATCCATATTAGCTCTCCATCGATTCGCGATGAACAGTCTTCATTTTTGGCTTATGTTTTTTCTGTTCTGGACCAGCATATTCTGTACAAATGTAATCATTGGCACGCGTATTTGGCATCGCTTGTGCTTGAATTTTGCTTTCATCATTTCCGCGATCGGAATACTCTTGTTCTCCACCATTGGTAGAGTTTGGAGCTAAAGATTGATTCATCATAATGTTTCCCCTAGTTTAATTTCTGGTTGTTCCATGCTATCAAGAGTGGCAATATTATCAATAAACTTTTTAATGTTATCCATATCCATTCCCTCAAGCTCTTTTAAAGCTCTGGCTCTTTCGTATATGGCTTGGGCGCGATCTTCTGAAGCTTTTGCAAGCTTTTCTTGTGCTGAAGCGACTTTTACCTGTCCTTCTTTCATCAAAAGTTCATTGATAACTGCTTTGTCCTGCATTTCTGCTTGCGCCATCATTTGCTGGGCTTGCGCTTGCTGCTGCTCTTCGGCTTCGATGTCTTTCATGAGCTCATCTTTGCCTTGCATAGGCATTGCTCTCAAAATGGTCTTCCATGGAACAGGACCGCCCATCTGCTTAAATGTCATCAGTTGTTCAAAGAATAGCTGCTGCTGAGTCTCAGTAAGAGGCGCTTCAACACAAACCGCGTCATACTTCCCAAACTCCTTATTGTAAAATTCTGGAGTAGGTGCTTCTTTGCACACCTTCATAACTTTTTCAGGAGTCCAATTATTTTGAATGAGCTTCATCAAACGATTTCCGACAATCTCTTGTGATTGTCGAAGATTATCAAATAGATCCTGAAGGCTTATGAGACCAGCACCCTGTCGAAGCATTGAAAGCACACCAGCTTTTTGATCATCAGCTGCTCCAAGGAGCTCTTCGTTTACTCCGCAAACACGCATTACGAGTTGATTGAAGAGCTGTTGTAATTCAAAAAGGCCGCCGGGAATAGAAGCGGCTGCAATTTGCCTAGCATCCATGTTGACGTCTGCGTTATCTTTGGCAAAAATAACACGGCCCTGGCCTGTTTTGTAGAAGTCTGCGTAGTTATCAAATTTGGATTTCTTGACGATCCATCCTGAATTGATCTGCGAATCAATGAAGTCTGTGATCTTTGAAATTCGTTTGTTGAATTCAATCTGAGGATCGCGAATGCATCGGATCATTGATTGCATCTTATACTGATAAAGATCGTACTCTGGCTCATAGACTGCTACAACTGGAATGAAAGGATATTCATTAAGGTTGTAAGGATCTTCATCTTCAGCGATGATTTCATTGTTGAGCAGCGCTGTCCATTTCATGACAGGCTTTTGCTTCTTGTACCTCTTCACCTCCGGTAGATCGAGAATAGATTCAAAACGCTCACGATTTTTCTTCGTGAGCTCTATCTCTTGAAGAGTAAATGGATTGACTATGACTTCTACTTCTTTGTACTGCTGTTCCCAATACTCAGTGTAAGCCAATAAATTTTGAGACTGGAAGATTCTTTGTTGAGGAAGGAATGTAAAGAGGTCATCCCTCATATTTCCTTGCATCTTCATAATCTCGTCTTTCTTCTCAGGATAACGAGCGATCGCCTCTTCCTTCGACATGTAGGCTCTACGGATGATGTAGTCACAGTCTGAGAAGTCTTTTTTCGTCCAAAACGGGTCGCAAATGATGCTGTTCCATGGGAAGAAGTGCATTTTCACATCGCCATTCTGTGGATCAAATCGATAATCCATCTCAAGGCCAATGTACCCGATACCTGCTACTAGAGCCCCTTTAAAAGCATCTGATATAGCATAATGCCCTTGTCCAAACCGCATCGAGTGATAGAGACACTTTGTAAACTGATCTGCTGTCTTCTGGGAGCTATTCTCAATAGGCTGAGCTATCATCGAAAGACGGTGCTTACGCTGGTATCCTTGTACCATGTTCACACAAGAACGAGTCAGGTTGTAAACATAATCAGGACGTTGTTCTTGCTGAAGGTACCGCCTCTCTTCAGGTGTCCACTGATTATTTAGATAAAATGATTGATCTCTGTAAGCTTCTACCCAAAATGCTTGCCAATTGATAAATGCCCTATTGTAGGCTGTGCGGATCTTTTCTTGAGGAGTTGCTGGATTTGGAGAAAAGAGATCGTTGGAGGCAAAAGGATACATCTACAACCATTTTTTGAATTAAACCTACAAGTAAAATTTTTTAATGTCAACTGTTTGAAAAATATTTAACCTGGTTGAATTTTCTTTTGGTCAATGTTCTTTACGTGTTACATTTCTTACAAATATGTGGTGGCTATGACAAATGAGATGCTGAGTGAGATAGCAGAATTATCTTACATAAATGGCGAAGAAGAGTTGCTTAAGCAAGCGATACTCTTCTTAAAAGAACATAAGAAGCTAAGCACATCGTTTTTGATGAGAAAACTTCACATTTCTTATGCCAAAGCAAGCTTTTTAATGAAAAGAATTGAAGGTCAAGAATTTTAATGTCATGCATCATAAAGAGAACTTATAAAAGCGGTCACATTGCTTATCAAGTTCAGTTTCGTAGAAAGGGTATGAAAACTTTCTCGTCATGTTTTTCTAATCGCTTAAGCGCAGAAACGTTTAGTCTTCTTGAAGCAGAATGGGTAAAAGATCCTGAAACATTTAAAAAACTGCATCTAGAAGGAGAAACCCTAAGAAGAGTCATTCGAGAGATTAAACGTAACGGAGAGGAGCCTTTGAAATTATATGACTAGCGTAACACCTGAAATGTGGAAAAATGCCAATCGGAAGTGGCATCGTACACCAAATGATCAGCTTATTGATTTGGATCGATTTGAGGAATTTTGGATTGAGCACATAGAAACTACGAATTATTACAAAGTTTTTGGAAAAGACATTTCCGAAATCGAATGGAATTTAATGAAAACTGGTAGCAAGGAAGCCGCGCATTCCTACCTAGACGAGTTAGAATTAATTTTAAAACAGTAGACTTTGATTATGGAAAGTAAATGATTTAGTTTGGACATATAATTATTATTCTGTTGCGTTGAGTGATTTTAAAGGAAATAATACATGAAAAACATCGTTGAAATTGAAATCGAGCAGCCGGAAACCGGCAGACTAATGCATATGCTGTTCGACATCGAAAATGTGATCCTATACCAGGAAGTAAACTGTCTGCCAGAATCAATTATTCTTTGTGCGATGTTTGATAATGAAATTATGATGGAGGGTCTAGTTGGTAAAAAAGATCAACAAGTAAAAAAACAATTTTTAAAGGTTGACTGGCTTCTCGAACAACTCGATCCAGAACTCCGTGAAGCGTTGCAAACAAGAAAAGATTATGAGATATCACAACTAGAATACTATCGAGAAAAATATAGAGAACAAGAAAATGAATAAGTACATGATCCTAACCCTCATTATCTGCCTTATGCTTATAAGCCTATTTGCTGCGATGTGCAGCCGTTTTGATATTGCTGTATGGTTTACCTTTCTTTGTAGTCTAATTTTCCCCATATCTAATTTCTTGAAGGATTTCGATGAGTCTTGAAGTGGCATTCAATGCACCGGATATTTGCACATGGGTAAACCTCCACGAATTTGTCGATGACGGCAATTATTTCCAGTACCGCCATGCTATCACAGAGATTGATGTAAGAATCCGGCAAGCTTGGCAACATAGACAATCCCACGTCGATGTTGAAATTGGTCAATTAGGTCGGCAGACGCTCGCATTGATTTTACGCAAACATCCGATGACACGATTAATTCTGATTCCTGAAACTGAAGCTCAGATACTGCGTGTTCCCCTTCGCGAACATCCTAGAGTAGGACTATCTCAATGACAGAGGATCTATATGAAAAAATAGCAAATAAACATTGTCCCGACTGTCTTGCACCTCACAACGAAGATTTTTGTGATCCAAGGAATATGATAGGAGGAATGTTTCATTGCGCTGAGTGTGGACAGATGCAGCTATGTGGGGTTGCGCATATTTTATGCCAGACATGCAATGGTACAGGTTATATTAAGGAGTTATTACCATGTACCTATTAGCCGCACCGTTTGCCCTCACTCTTTATCTCTGCTGCTATCGACAGCCAACTGCCACGATTCGCCGTGAAGTGAAGCTCATGTGGATTGCTACGATTCTTTTGCTTGCCCTCAAGCTCTTCTATGGCGTTGCCATGGCAGATGAGTTTGATGGTGATTGGGACGATGACGAGATCGCCTGGAATTGTAACAAGCGTTATCTAAGCGATGCTGAGCGTGACCGCATTTTCAGAGAACTTCAGTGGACTACACTAAAATCAATCCAGAAGATGGAAGAAGCCAAGACCGTTCTAAAAGAAGTAAAGGGATCGAAGTCAGTCACGATCGTGATCGAAGCGGCAATTGAGTCATGCATCGTAACTCTTCCTATCACCGACCTACGAGCAAAAACAATTACGATTTGCCTCTCGATTATTGCTAAATATATCTCCAGTGGTTACACGAATTTTAAAAAATGCTACGAGTGCGTAATAGAGGCTAAAGCTCTAGCTCTCAAAGCCGATGATTTGCAAGACCAACTGTTCTATGATGATGGACGGGATGATGATCAAGATGAGGAGGTAAACGATGCCTGATATCACCATGTGTCCCGGCTTTGACTGCAAACATCGAAACGAGTGCTATAGATACCACGCTAAACCGGATTCGCATTGGCAGTCGTATAGATTCGAAAATATGTGCGACAACGATGAATACCACTCTTATCTGTCGATTGCACACAGTGCGACTAGGATCGTGACTGTAGAAGAGGTTGAAGAAAGATGGCGCAATATGAATACACAAAACAATCAACACAATATTGAGTTATGAGAATAACATTTAATAAAAATTCAGTCATTGTTCACGACCCCATCAATCCATTTTTAGTGCGTCATCTTTTCAAAATGTGTGAAATTCACTTCAATTGTAAAAAAAAATATTTGATGATGGATTTTGAGCAAGCGCAAGCTGAAAATGCGTCACTTTTGATTAGAAAAAGTACGAAAGAGGATCGTAAAAGGCAACGCGCTCTCGAGGAATTAGCGAAACAGACGCAAGAATTGGACATGAATTACTAATTTCACCGCGTGACATACTAGAAAACACACCAGAATTTCTACCAGTCTGGTAGGTTTTGGTAGAAAATTGGTATTTACTCAATCTCTCCGTGCGCAATTGTGCAAATATCATTGAGAAGCTCATTCAATGTGCGCAATTTATTGTGCAGTTCTTCCCGATTCTCTGCATCGTCAAAATAAGTCACAAACCAATCAATGCTATGCTTGCTTTCGCATCGTGAGATAATGTCTTCCCACTCCTGCCAAGCGCGGATCTTTTCGTAAATGATCCCTAAATCTTCAACTCTTTCACGTTTCATAAAACCGTCCCCTGGCATGCCGATCAATATAAATCATTACAGGGGAAACCATTGTAATAACATCCCTCTATGATTTTCTCATCTTTCACTCTCCAAACCTGCTTCAAATAACTACATTCTTCACAAAATCCCTGAGGAGGAGGGGAATAGCAATTGAATGGTTTACATAGACTCAGGGATTTTATACATTCTTCACAAAGTAAAAGCGTTTTACATTCGTCTTGCATGCTGCCTCCATAATGAATCGGCTTCTGTTTGTGTGATTGTCTGTGTTTCATTAGCACAAAAGTCAATGCCACAACAGAGATAGCGAAGGGCGTCTGAATTGCTTACTAAAAAATTATTTGCATAATAACAGTGATCATCCTCTATCTCTAGATCGTAAGTTTCGTGATATTCTAGATTTTTCGATTCCGCATTCTTTAGAACAAGTTTTCTGTAATGCGTATTTATTGATGATATATTTTTTTGAGCATATTCTACATTCTCTTTCTTCTGAATCGATCCCAGATTTATATCTTGATCTTGTTTTACACTTATTTGAGCAGTATTTTTGATGGTAGACAGTTCCGATATATTTTTTTTCGCATTGTTCACAAATTTTTGGTAATTTATTTTTTCCAAAATTTGTTTTTTTTGCATGTTCTCTATGCCATTCAATTCCCTCATCGCTAGAATGCCATTTTTTGGCATATTGCATGGCAATAAGAATTGATTTTCTAGATATATCTTTTTTTTCGTTAGATCTACTATGAAGTTTTGAATGTTCTGAAGCAGATATAAGCTCAAGATTTTCCATTGAATTATTTTTTCCATTACCATCTTTATGGTGTATATGGAAATTTTTTGGTATTTCTCCTTTGTTTTTTGTCCAAATTGCTCGATGAAGCGCTGAAAAAGGCCTAGATTTTGTAGTGGTTGTTCTATAATATTTTCCATCCCATCGATATTTATATCCATCGTATATAATTGATTTTTCATCATCTGATATAAGAAATTCTCCTTGAATCCTATATTTTGTATCGATGATTTTAATCCAAATAATTTCTTGCATAAATTTAAATCCTCTAAACGATATGGTGTTATATCATACCGCAGGGAATCTGCACATATCAACCCTTTGTTAGTAAAAAACTCATGCTCTGGAGTACATATAACACAGTCATTTTTATATCTTACCTCTTTCAAAAAACATGATTTTTTTTTATAAATATTCTTTACTCTTCTGTTTCCATTAGGCGTTACAACATAATCTCCTTTATTTATTTCGCTAATATTTTTATTTCCATTTATTGTTAGTATTTTTGTTTTGTTTATAAAACATGCATGAGAGTGCTCATTATGATCAGGCTTTCCCGACCACATACCACGGCTTCTATCCCACATTTGGGAATAGGATTCTATGTGTTTCACGAGCTGAAGAACTGCGTCTGTATTGCTGAAGTAGATACGAGGAAACATATTTCTAACACAATCGATTCCATCTGATATCGATAAGTTCTGAGTGAGAATGAAATTGATACCAAGCTTTGCTGCTGTATCGATTCTGCTAATGCCTGTGCTGTATTCATGTTGTGCGATATCATGCGGCGCAAGATGTGTGCCATAAATATAAGGCTTATCCTTGACCATCTTAACATAATCAGCGAGTGATTTACCCGTTCCTTCGACAAAATCGATGATATGGATTTCTCTTCCTAAAATCTGAAACATAATAATGGAGGTGGAATCTCTGAAACCAAGGTCCCATGCTGTGTGAACCTTTGATGTTCGATCATAAGGGATGTGTATAATGCGTTTCTGTGCTCTTGCAACACTGATTTGGGAGGCGTAGTAGAGGCCGTCCATGTTGACTTCGAAAGCTTCGTCCGGTGTAGACGGGTATTCTTTTTTTACTGAATCGCCTAGCATCTCGTATTTTTTTGTGTACCAGAGCTTTTGTCCTTCTGTGAGTTTTATCCCTTTAGATTCGATCTCTTTGAAGTATTCATCAAGCAAGAATCACATCCTTTTCGAGTGTGTACATGGGTTCTTTGTACCAAGGGAGGAAGAAAAGCTTCCAGTCCATATTTGTTAGGGGTTCTCCTTTGAGCTGTTTTTCTTGACAACGTTGGACCATTTCGAAGAATTTTCCCTCTCGTCCTTCGGCTGTGGACTCAATTGTGATGAACTGTCCGGATTGTACGGTATTGAGAGCTCCTGAGACGATCTCTTCTGCCTTTTGCGGTTGCCATCGACATATTTTCCCAAATTCCGAAACATGCAATAGTTGAAGAGTACCAGAACGCAGGCTTGTGCCAACCCGATATACTGAACCATTTTCAAATCGCAACTCATTCGCGTTGTCTCTCCTCGCTGGGGAAATTTCTTTAATTATAGGGTGAAGGTTATCATATGCAAATTTGACTTTGTCTTGAAAGATTTCAAGGGAATTCTTTTGAATATCAGCAACGATTGCAGCATTGATGTTACAATTCCACAGGCACATATCAAGAAAATATATAGCAAATAGAGTGGTAATACCAAGCTGACGAGCTTTAAGAATGATATTGAAGTAGTGAAGATTCTCGAGAATCTCTTTCTGGGCCCAATTAGGTTCAAATTTAACCTTCTGCCCTTTCTTGTTCTTGATCCAATAGAGGTTGTGCAATCTCCAATTTCGGTTCAAAAGTTTGATCTTCTGGTCTGAAGAAAGGATCATATGCGAGAGGATTTCGAGTGTTATCAAAAAGTTCTTTAAAAGAATTGATGTCGATCTTAACATCTGGAAGTTTATCGGGATCTTTTTGAGATAACCAGATTTTACCTAGCCAAATACCCATTGCCGCATTTCTTTCTGACATTTTTAATTGATTTAAACGCAATTTAATTTTTGCCGCACCAGAACTTCTATTTTTAAGTTCCTCAAATCCTATACCATATTTCTCTTTAATTCTTCTGTTTAATGTATCAACTGAAACATAAAAAGATCCTGCTATTTCTTCGCATGTTGCACCGATATCAATCCAATAACGAATTTGATCAAAGTTTATTTCTTTTGCTGGAAGTCGGTCATCACATGGCACGACCATAGGAATCTTTCTTCTTCCTCTTTTTCTTGTGCCTACTAAAGGATCTTTACTTTTTCGAATTCTTTTAGGGGGAGGAGGGCGAACTTCACCTTTCTTTGGTCTTCCACGCTTATGTTTTATGGGAACTTCTTCGGTCATTCTGCTTCACCATTTCTTGTGATAGAATACTCTCTATTGTTTTTGATCATGAAGTTTTTCCAACGATTGATAATTACATCGCAATATGCGGGTGAAAATTCTATTCCATAACAGATACGATCTGTTTTTTCTGCTGCGATGAGTGTCGTTCCAGATCCGAGAAATGGATCGTAGACTCCCTGGCCTTCTTCTGTATTGTTTCTGATTGGGCGTTCCATACACTCGATAGGCTTTTGTGTAGAGTGGGATGTTCTTTCATCTTCGTTTTGAGATTTACCGAAACAGTTGAGGTTCCCGATTTCCCACAGAGTGCTTTCTTTTCTTGATCCCTGCCAATTGTGTTTACATCCTTTTTTAGCTGCATACCAGCATGGCTCGTGCTGCCAATGATAATCGCCACGCGATAGAGCGAAATGCTGTTTCGACCAGATGATTTGTGAGATTATTTCAAATTCTGCTTCTTCAAGACTTTTTTGAACTTCGGAACAGTATTTTCCAGCATGCCACACATACGCGACTGATCCTGGGAAAAGATGCCATGCCAGAGCCCAGTTTACTTTGTCATCATTTTGTACAACACCATTGGCTTTTTGCCCTTTTCCTGCCGCTCCTCTCCAAGACGGATCATAGTTCACTCCATAGGGAGGATCTGTCACCATTAGTATCGGTTCGGCACCGTCAAGACATTGAGAAACTGTATCGGGTAGGGTTGAATCGCCGCATACTAATCGATGATTGTTAAGAATGATAACATCACCAAGTTTGGTGATTGCATCTTTATCATCGCATGGAGAGAGAGTGCCATCATCTTCATCTTCTGTAGGCTCAACCTGAGTAACATCATCTGGATAGAAAAGATCCTTTTCCATCATACCCATATCGAGAAGTTCTGATGGATCGTATTCATTGGCCAGAATATCCCAATCGAATTCCCCGTGATGGATATTATCTTGCACCATACGAGTTCGGATCTGTTCTTCTGTCGCTGTCGTGATGATACATGGGACAGTTTCCCATTTTAGATGCTTGGCGGCTCTGTAACGTTGATTTCCAGCATAGATGAGGTATTTATCGCCAATTGCTTTTACAAGGCATGGGCGGCATGTAAAGAATCCAGGATCTTCGCTGATGGATTTAACAAGTTTGTTGAATTGATTTTTATCGATCTTACGAGGGTTTTTCTCATAAGGTTCAAGGAGTTTGATATTGATATCTGTAATCTTTGACATAGCACCTCTTTTTTTCAAATTAAAATATTCTTGAATTGCAATCAATATTTTATGTTTGTCGCCGTGGTTTTTTGTGTTATAATTATGGCACATAACTGGAAGGTTTCATACATGGATATGAGAGAGATTGAGTATGATGAATTGAGATCTCAAATAAATAATTTAAGGCGTGGATTATTTGCGAGATTTGGCGAGCTATCGAAAGAGGTTTTGAACCAAAAGTTAGAAATTGAGCTGCTTCGATCTCAAGTGAATGAGATGAGAGGTGAACAAAAAGAGAATTGGTCTTATAACAATAGTGAAAGATTATTTTACATATCGTGAGGATTATGAGGATTGAAGTACAAGATTTCTACCCGCATTTGAATATAAAAAAGGGTGATAAGGCGATTGGGACGATGCACATTTATTTACCCGACGAAGGCTTTGATATTCGAGGGATTTCGGTAAAGAATAAGGGAAGGAATAAGTTTTTCTTTTCAATTCCATACAAGAAAGGGTGGGATTTTGAAGAAAAGAGGGATGTTTTTTACCCATGCTTTACATTTACAGATCTTGATAAGCAAAAAGATTTCATAGCATCGCTTGTTGATATTGGCACAAAATTCATGCTGAAGGTAATGTACAAATAGGTCCTTATCATTGGGGTTGGATATCTATTTCAACCCCGTATATTTTTTCTTTTCTTTGAGCATATTTCCAAGTAAATCTTTTGTCACCGTCTGCTTGTCCTGGAGCTTTTCCGGGTAGGATGAGATCTGCGATGATATCCCGAATGGCTTTGAAGCTGTAGATCAAGTTGTCTTCATCCCAATCTCTAAGTCCGATCTTTGTAAGTGTTACAGTGCATGGGAGAGTAATTTCTGGCCTATCCGCTTTCCATGTGAGCGTGATGATTTTCTGCTGCCGCTTGTTACGCTTATGCTTGACAGCCCAGTGGTCTCTGGCATTGCCTTCGTTGATCAAGACTATAGGAAAGAATTTCTTGTATGTCATGATAAGATGTTAACGCTTTGTGACAAACAAAACAACAAGATCTTTTAAATGTTATGTTTGTGTTATTTTTGTGACATTAATTCATCATCTTGCTAAGATACTGGTATCGGTTAACCAAGGAGTACCAGATGGATTGGACACAAGTTTTAGTGATCTTAGGAACAAATATGGGTTTGTTTTTGTGGAACAGAAGTGAATCGAGAACGGATATCAGGCATATGGATTCGAAGCTTGAATCAACAAGAGAGTTGGTGAGGGCGATTCATGATGAGATGAAAGATTTTCATAACAGACTCTGTAAAATCGAAGAAAACAGGAGATAACATGAAATGCGACATTTGCCGTCAAAAACACACAGAGATGTATGACGCGAAAACAAAAATGGGGCCTTGGGGTTTCTTGTGCAAAGATTGTTTTTTTGCATTTGGTGTAGGATTAGGGTTGGGCAAGGGAACTAAATTAAAACAAGATGAGAAGGAGAAAGGAAAATGAAAAATTTATTTATTCTAGCTATAGCAGGGGGAACCCTGCTTGTTGGATGCTCAGAAACAGTGGTGAATCCACAAAAAAAAGTGGAAATACCTCAGACGATGACAATCCGCCATGATGTTTATGTTCATCATTCAGGATCGATGGATGTAAAAATTTCTGGTGCTTATGGAAGTGATGTGAAGGTTGAGGTTAAGACAAAGTGATCACCCCATTTCTTAAACTCAATTAGAAGCCCCACAATCCATTTTCTTGTCAAAAGGTGTCAAAGTACCACCGGACACCTTTTGACGCAACCTACCCACCTTAAAATGCGAAATAAGCCCCATCCTGATCATTGTTCACTTGTTCTATTTCCATAAGTCCTGATTCCGCGATCTTTTGAAGAGTTTCATAGTATCTTGCCATGTACTTTGCCATCTCTTCCTTACCACGTCCAATCTCTTCAATCTCTTTAAAATATTGACTTTGCATCTCAGTTGTCATAAATTCTCTTCGTATGTGTGATTTTTTACCCCGGCTGCGTTGGCCGGGGCCGGTTTCATTTCAACTTCAAGTCTGAAAGATAATGGTTTAACATCTT